CAACCATCTCCACGGAGGGGCAACCATACCCCTCCACCCCGAAAGGGGCAGCGAATAAATTCGCCGTGCCGTTTCCCTCTCAGCTCTAAAGAGACTGAGTTTCCCACATACCGAGTGTTTTTTATGAGCACAGAACAACTCGCAGCAGCCATCCGCGACGCCTTTGCTAGCGGCGTTTCAGAAGCCAGCATCCATGGCCAGCTTAAGAGCCTCGGATACACCGACCGACAGATTCACGAAGCAACCATGGTTGCAAATCACACAGTCCTTACAAAGAGCAAATCATGAAATTCGCATTAGTGTCCTGCATCACGCCCTGCATGATCGTACTCACTTCCCTGGTCATGCTCAGCGCCTTTGCAGCCAAGGCCAAGGGCGAACGTTGCCCAACGCCACGCCCCTCGCAGTCAAACGGCTGCACCATCACCTCCCACCCTGGGAATTCTGGCGACTACTACGAACCACCTGTCGAGGGTGGTCCCGCCGCCTCTCAAGGCAGTGGCACGCGGTAAGGAATCAACCCGCCGTGTCGTTTCCCTCTCAGCTCTAAGAGACTGAGTTTCCCACATACCGAGTGTTTTCTATGAAATCAGCCATCTCCCCCAACCCTAAAGATCCCAAGTCAGTGCTTTTGAAAATTAGAGACATGCCTATCAGAATCAACCTACTCTTTTACGGGACAACGTTCGAAGAAGCCACAATCTTCGCGAACCAGTTCCTTTCAAAGTACGAATACGGTGCAAACGGCTAGTCCAGTCCAAAAATAAGCGCGATCGTCAATTTTCGACGAGAAACGATCGCGCTAACGAGCCGATATCAACTGCGATCGCCCCCAAGCAAAACCCGCCCAGATGCGACATATCGCATCTGGGCGGGTTTTTAATGCCGAAATCTAGGCCAACTCTCGCAGCGCTGCTTCTGAGATCACGCGCCGCAGCCAATCAGAGCGGTTCTCTAACGGGGTTACTAGCGCATGAATGTCGGCAGGCAGCTTCACGCTGGTGGGGCGATCGGCTAGTGGAGCTTCTCCCAGGGTTGGCATTGAGCGGAGATTTTTTAGGCTGATTGGGTTCTGGGGCATGGCAGGTTCAATTCTCTACCCTTCAAGAGTACCGCCTCTAACGGTCTACCAGCGAAAAGCTTTATACAATCTTTACGCCGAACCCTCCCTAATTCACTGGTAGACGAGCGATAATAGAGACATAAGACAACCCTCCCACCTCGCGAGCCGGACAGCAGCAAAGGTAAGAGGGGTGCTAATCCCCTAAAACAAGGATCTAACGCCATGGTAGCCCGTTACAAAGCTCACATCTACGAAGTCTCCTACAAAGTAGCTGGTCGCGTCGCATCTAAATCAGACGCAATGTGCTGGGGGCGCATTGCAGCGGTACTGGATTGGGGGCTATCGAGCCTGGATGACGAAGTAGAGCCAGAGTTTCACGAGGTGGCCAAAACCGCCTACAACCGCAGAATGCTCAAGCTCCACGGCGCACCGTTCTAGGCTCAACAACCCACCCAGCAAACCTCACCCACATACCGAGTTTTTTCTATGAACGCCGCCGAACTGCCCAATAACGTTACCCCGCTCACGCCACGCCTCGACCCTCAGCAAGAAACTATCATTTTGCTGAAGGCGATCGCTGCCAGTAACCCGCCCAACTGGCAGCGCCCCTTGAGGGCATACAAAACCTTCGACTGGTCGAAACTGGGAGCCACAGTGCTCTCAAGTGATCAACACGGAGCCACCCAGATTAGCTGGTGCGGGCACGTCTACTCCCGGCGTGCGGGCGAAAACAAAAAGTTCGGGGCGGCAATCTGGTTCAGTCGCGGCAACGGGCGAGGCGAAGACGGTGAAGCGTCTTATGTTCGGTTAATCACCTTTAAGAATTCGGAGGTCAGGGTAGAGCCGCTGCCGGACTATGTGGCACGAGCGCTTTAATTCAACCCTTGATCTAGCCCCACCTTCAACAGCCCCGCCAATTCGGCGAAGGGGCTGTTAATCTATTTTGGGAGCTAGTACATGTACTGAGTACAAAAATGTAAGATTTAAACCAAAATTTAATTAACCAGCTGCCCCCGCGCATCCCCAAGGCGTTGCAGGTTGGTAATCCTGAATCGTCACTCACTGCAAGGGGTTCATGCGCAAAAGTCCAAATTTGACGCAGGCTGTCATCGTTCAGTTCTGCAATTTGCACCGCGACGAAGGCTGGTCGGTGCGTAGGCTTGAAATAAAATTCAACATCCCGCGCAGCACTATCCACTACTACCTAATTAAGTTTCTGGGTAAGGGTGGAAAATGTAAGCGATTTGGACTACGCCCAATAATTGAAGAGCATCTCAGAAGCCTGCCTAGCAGGTATCAGGCGCAGGTGCAATGGTGGCTCGCTCAAAATAAGCAACGGATTGCAGAGCTAGATCGAGCCTCGCCAACCCATCTGCTAACCGCTTGGCAAGAGAGCGGGCGCTCAATGGAAGAGTGCTGGGCAAAGAAAGACTTTCGCTCTGTGGCCGACTCTGCGCGCTGGAGGGGTAATGCAGACGACTGATCTGGATCTGGAGCTGGATCTGCTGCCTCTATTGACCGAGGCATTTGTCTACGCCCCGCAGGAAGCTCCACAGTACGGCGGCTACACCGATCTGATAGACCTCAAAGATTGCCTAGAGGCATTCTTCTGCGGCAATCTAGACAACATTTTTGATCTGACGCGCTTGTGGATGCCACTGCATCAACTGATTCCCGGCAAGCGGCTGCAAAGCCAGCTCGACGGCGACACACTGCGCCAATGCCTCTACCGCCTAAGCGAACCGCATCGAACCGCGATCGCCCTCCACTGGGAAAGCGAAGATGCAGAGCTGCTGCAAATGATGGGTCATTACTTTGCTCACTCACAGGAGCTAAGTTTTGGAGATTTTTGCGACGCTCAATTTACTGACGCGCTGGGGCTGCTAGCTGAGATTGTTCATCAAGCGCTTTAAAATTCCGACGCGTCGGAACTCGAAACCATTAGGCTGCTGTCTCACAAAACCCGCACGATGTGCGGGTTTTTTATTGCCCAAATTCAAGGCGGTGGAAACTGCCATTATCACCGCCTTAATTCACCGCCTTATGCCTGGAATCCTTACTAAACATAACTTTGACGCCTTCCTTAAAAGCGAGGATCGAGATCTACTACAGGAGCTGCTCAAAGATAAGCGCAGCCCCAACACCCGCCGCGCCTACGAGCAGGATCTGAAAGACTTTTTCAAGACCATCGCAGGGCAAGAACCTAGCCAGCAGCTGGTGTCGGAATTCCTGCAATTGGAGCGCACCAGGGCGATCTCCCTGGTGCTGAAGTATAAAGCCGGTTTGATAGAGCGCGGCCTAGCCGAAGCCACGGTGAATCGGCGTTTGTCGGCATTGCGCAGCTTGGTCAGCTTTGCCCAGCGCGTGGGCAAGTGTCTGTGGAGCTTAGAAGAGGTTGAAGGCGAGAAAATCCGTGCCTACCGGGACACGAGCGGCGTTGACGCCGAAACCTACCGCCGTGTACTGGATACCTGCGATCGTTCCTCTCTCAAGGGCACACGCGATTATGCGATCCTTCGGTTGCTCTGGGATAATGTTCCTAGGCGCGATGAAATCTCAAAAACCAACGTGAACGACTTCGATTCCGGTGCTAGAACCCTGAAGATTTTGGGCAAAGGGCGTGGCACGCAGAAAGAGGCGATCGCCCTCAGTGCCCCCACCGCCGAAGCGATTTGGAGCTGGCTAAAATCACGCTCAGCCTATGCCGCCAAAGATCCGCTCTTCACCACCCTCGATAGGGCTAGCTGGGGAAGTAGGCTCTCAGGCAATGCCATTTACGAGCTGGTGAGGGGTGCGGCAGAGGCGGCGCATGTGGGCAAGATTCTTAGCCCTCACCGAGTACGGCACAGCGGCATTACAGCAGCGCTAGAGCTAAGCGGCGGCGATGTGAGGCGGGTAAAAAAGTTGAGCCGGCACGCCAAGGCCGAAACGGTGCTGATTTACGATGACAATCGGGTAAATCACCAAAAAACTTTGACGGATAAGCTTTCAGACGCGATCGCCCCCGGCGAAGCTGACATACAGTGATCAAAGCTCCTAAGCCCCGCCAATGGCAGGGCTTTTTTGTGCCTAGACTTGGACGCGCATCATTGATAGATACCTCTCATCGCGCCCCCATGCCAACCAACGCCGACTTCAAGGCCGCTATCGAATGGCGATCGCCAGCATCCATCAAGCCCTACTTCCGCAACAACAAGAAGCATCTTGAGCCAGCGGTTAAAAAATTGGCGACTCAAATCCGACAGCTTGGCTGGGATGTGCCCATTGTTGTCGATGCAGACGGCGTAATCATCAAGGGCCATCGGCGACACCTGGCAGCTAAGCACCTGAAACTGGCTCAAGTGCCCGTGATTGCCCGACCCGATTTGACCTCAGAGCAGGTGCGGGCGGCGCGGCTTGCTGACAACCGGATGGACGAAGACTCCGACTACGACTGCGATGCGATCGCCGCTGAACTGACCGAATTGGATGACGTGGGCTTTGACCTGAACCTCACCGGATATGACCAGGAAGAAATTGACGTATTTTTGAGCGAGGATGAACCCATTACCGACTATCAGCCGCCAGAGCCGGGAATGGGCGGGCGATCGGATGGCGGGGGTTCGAGCAACAATGGCGACGGCAAAACCGCCGAACCCCAATCGCCTGACGCGAAATACCCACTCTCAATCGTGCTGACATCAGGCGAATATCAACGGCGCAAGGCCGCGTGCGAGAAGTTCGGCGTTAAAAAAGACGTTGACCTTTTCCTAAAACTTTTAGAGCTGGCAGGGTTCTGATAACTCATCCAGAATGATTGAAGGCGAATAAATTCGCCGTGCCGTTTCCCTCTCAGCTCTAAAGAGACTGAGTTTCCCACATGCCGAGTTTTTTCTGATGAGCAGTTCCGAATCTTTAAGCGTGTACTGGGGAGGGCTGCTCTACAACGGCTCTAGCCCGTTAGAGATCAGCCTTAACCGCTGCTCTCATGGCTGCGTGTATTGCTTTGCCAACCTAAACCAGCCCGATCGCCAGACCAAGCTGAAGCAAATACAAAACCTGCTGGCTGACTATCAAAACCGCGAAACCTACGTTGCGCACCTGCTCAGGGAAAAGTACGCCGTCACCATCAGTAACCACGTAGACCCGTTTTCGGCGTCCAACTGGTTTCAGTTTTTGCCACTGCTCGAAACCCTGACGGCGCTGGATATCCCGGTCACGATCCTGACCCGCTTTGGGCGGGCTGAATGGGTAGGGCAGGCGCTGGATATCCTCGACGGCAGACCCACAGCCTTTTACGTCTCCATCCCCACCTTCAATGACGAAATTGCCCGAAAGTGCGAACCAGGGGCACCCCTACCAGGCGATCGCCTCGACTTCATTGACCAGGTGATCGCCCGTGGCCACAAGGTCACTGTGGGCATCAATCCGATTATTCCAAACTGGATTGAAGATCCTCAAGACTTCATGCAGCGCCTGCACCAAGCCGGGGTGTGGGGGGTGTGGCTCAACAAAATCCACCTCAGCAAGCGCCAGGTGGACAACATGCCCGAGCGCGATAAAGTCGCGCTCGGCGAAGAGAATCTGGCGATCGCCCTAGCCCCCAATAAACACGGTCAGCTGACGGACGCCTTTAACGACCTCAAGGCGGCGGCTCTGGCCGCTGGGCTGGAGGTTTACACCGGGCAGCAGAGCGATCGCTCTGACTACTTTAAGTGGGAGCAAGCGCTTGTACCCAAGTCTTTCCCGCTGATGCAAGATTTTGTGAATCTTTGCCACGACACCAAGCAGGCGGGCGACTCAATTCATTGGGGCGAATTTCGAGACTACTTCGTGCCCAGGTTGCCAGCTGGTGTATGGGGGCTGCGCGACCACCTCAACGCCGCCGTAATGCCAGTGGCGCTCTACGGCAAGTTCATTCCGCAGCGAATGAACTATGAAGAGCTGCTGTGGCACTGCTGGCGGCACAAGGAGACCCTGTTCTGCCCTGCCAACGTCGATTGCTTCGCATGGGCAGGCGATCGCGTTCGGGGCACCAAAAACACCTGGAATCGGCACGAAGACAGTGACGGTAACCCCGTGCTGATTTTTGCTCCAGGCGGTACAAATAACTGCGCCTACACCAAGGTTTGAGACTAATGGCCAAATCGACCAGAGCCGAGATCGAAGCGCGAATTGGGGAGGTCTACAAGCTGCTGCTACGGCGCGACTCATACCGCACCATCGTTCGATACGGCTCGACTAAATGGGGGGTAAGCAGCAGACAGATAGACGACTATATCGCCCAAGCCCGCGATCGCCTTCGTGAAGATGCCACCGCCGATCGCCTCGATGCCCTCGCCGAGCATCTTGCTCTGCGTAAAGACCTTTACAACCAGGCATATAAAGCAAAGCAGTGGATGACTGGATTCATGATCTTGCAAGACGAGGCAAAGCTAACCGGGCTGTATTTCAGTCTGCAAGATCACCTAAAGGTAGCGATCGCCGCTGGCTACAACTGCTATGAGCCTGATTCCCCCGAAGATCAAGCGGCGTCTACAGCAGCAGCCGAAAGCCTTAGCTGTGAAGTTGAAATTGGACTTGCATCACCGACAGAGGGAGGTACACCAATCCCAGAAGCGGTTTAAAGTGCTGTGCTGTGGCCGTCGCTTTGGGAAGAGCCAGCTGGGCAAGGTTGAAGTGATTAAGCGGGCATTTGAGTACGATGGCCCATATGATACGATTTCGCCGCCAGTCGTATTGGTGGGAATGCCTAACCTGCCCATGGCTAAGCGCGTGTTCTTTCGCCCGCTGGTTGCGCTGCTAGAAAGACATCCGCTAGTAGCGGGCGTCAACCGTTCTGAGTGCATCATCCACCTGAAGGGCGATCGCCCAGATATCCTGTTTCTGGGGCTGAATGCAGGGTACGGCGATCGCGCCCGGGGCTTGAGGATTTGGGGCTTCGTCGGCGACGAGATTCAGGCGGTTTCGCGTGGCATCCTGGACGAAGTGATCATGCCTGCAATGGCAGACACACCCGGCAGCTGGGCACTGCTGACGGGCACGCCAAAGGGCAAACAGAACCATTTGTATGACCTGACGCAGCGATCGCTCACGCAGCCGGACTGGGACTACTTCCACTACCACACCAGCGATAACCCATTTGTTGCCCGCGATGAGATCGCTAGAGCCAGATCAGTCCTCGATCCACGCACCTACAGGCAGGAATACGAGGCATCTTTTGAGGATTTCACAGGGAAAATCTTTAGCGAGCTAGGCGATCGCCACATTGTTGACGTCATTCCCGACTCGTTCGACCGCGTGTACCTGGGCGTGGACTGGGGAGACGTGAACCCGGCACTAGTGGTAATTGGCCTAAAGGGCGATCGCTACTTTGTGGTGGACGAATGGATTAATCGCACGGGACAGCCTGTAACCCAGGACGTGGTAGATCGTGAGGCGCTGCGGTTATGCACTCATTGGGGTCTTCATCGAGGTTACGCTGACCCATCAAGACCCAGCAGCATTTTGCATATGCGGCGGCTAGAACCCGCTGGGCTGAAGCGAATGATCAAAGGATTTAACCGCATCGATGAGGGTTTAGCTGCCATCAACAGCCTGTTTTTCCAAGATCGGCTATTTATCTGGTCGAAGCTTCGCCACTTTAGAGAGTGCGCCGAAAGCTACCATCGAGCGACTGACGAGGATGGGACGGTGCTGAACACGATTGAAGACGGCCAGGACGATCATGTTCTTGACGCAGCCCGCTATGTACTTTCAACTATCGAGGTGAACAAGATTCTGCGCGTGGCATGAAGCGACACGTTGCCGCATTTGGACGCTGCTCAATATTGAGTGGCGTCTTTTCTTGTGGCTTGCTAGATGGATTTTCCCGACTTCTTACCGCTGAAAGTGCTGGAGATGCAGCATCCTAGCTATGCAGCGATCGCCCCCACACTGGGCAAAATTGATGATCTCAGCACTGGAGGCCATCAGCTTGAAGCTAAAAAAGCAGCCTACTTGCGCCCGCGTCCGGGAGAAGAGCCAGATCTGTACCGGCTACGGCTGGACAAGTTCACCTATTCCAATATTCTGGGTCAGGCGATCGCCCAGCAGGCCAGCAAGCTCAGTGGCGGCGATCTCAGCATTTCAGGCATAGAAAAATATCAGGATTTCTGGAGCTGGTTCCGCGAGCACACTAACCAACGCGGGCGCTCCGAGAAAGACTTAATTGGCGATAGCTTCCGCACCGCGCTGAAATTCAAAAGCTGCTACTGGCATATCGAGAAGCCCTACAGCGAGTTTGCTCCCCAGACCAGGCAACAGGAAGAAATGCTAGGGATGAAGCCCTACGTCTGCGCCTACACCCCACTAGAGGCAACGAACTGGGAAGAGAGCGATGACGGACTGATCTGGCTCAAGGTGCGGCAGCTAAAAACCAAGCCCAGCCCGTTTGGCAAGGCGCTGACTCAGGCCACATGGACATTTATCACCGACACCTATACCGCCAAATACCAAGCTTTTGTGAAGCTGAATGCCAAAGGGGCGATCGCCGAAATCCTCAATCCACAAGGCGAGTCGATCGACAGTGGGGAAGATGCCAACGTGTTCCTTTTTCGCTTGATTACTCACGGCGTTGGGCGTTTGCCCGTACTCAAACTGGAAGTCCCGGACGACCTCTGGGTAACCAATCAGGCGTATCTCAAGGCAATGGAGTACCTGAGGCTGGAAAACTCGCGCTCTGACACCGCCGAAATGGTGGGCTATGTGCAGCGCACCTATAAACCGTTTCAGCGGCCTGACACTGACCTAGATCACACGTTCGTGGACGCTCCTGACGACCTCAAAACCGGGAATCAGTACGTGATTCGAGGTGACTTCGCCTTTAATGAGGCGACTGGTGCATCGCTCACTTCAGTCGGCTCAGTACTCCAGGAAATCCGAGACGCCATCTCGGACATGGTAGGCATGGGTCGCGCCTCTGCCACTAAGGGTGCCGTCGAGCAGTCTGGCATTAGCAAAAAAATGGACTACGTGACTCAAGAGCTGGTTCTTAAGGCTTACGGGGCAATCGTCTGCGATCGCTATCAGGACTTGCTCCAGATGGTCGGGCGTGTAGCAGGCTTCCCGCCTGCGGAAGTCGAAGCGATCTCAGTGACCGGACTGAATTCGTTCGACGTGGACAGCCTAGAGACGCTGCTGGCGATCGCCATTGAAGCTCAGCCCATCTTGCCCAACCTGCCGCCTACAGTGGTGAAGCTATTTTACGGCCAGCTCAGCAACCTACTGGTGAAGAATGCCAGCGCTGAGCAGCAAGCCGTGATTCAGCAAGAGCTAGATCAAATCTTTAGCGGGGTGGCCGCATGACGGCGATCGCTCCCCTCGCAATCGACCAACATACTGACTGGACGGTGGTACTCACGCTGCCTGCCCTGCCAGTAGTTCCTGGCGGAACATGGTCAGCACGCTGCCAAATTCGCGACGATGACTTGTTACTGGTTGAGCCAACAGCAACGGTTTTGACTGGCGGGCTGGTACGGCTAGAGCTGAACAATACGCAGACCGGGCTTAATGCCGGGGTTTACGCCTACGACCTGCTGATAGAGTCGCCGCAGGGCGATCGCAGCAAGGTTTTTACGGGCGTGGTAACGATTTTTGCCACCAAGACTCGGTGGGGGCCGTTACCAGCACCGCCAGAGCTTCAGCCGACGCCTACACCAGATTGGTTAACCGAAGTCGTGACGGGGGCGATCGCCAATCATAATGCCAACCTAGCGGCTCATCCTGGGCTGGCAGGCGGCGGCGGTTCTGTCCAAACCCGAACCGTTTTCACGCCGTCAAATGGGCAAACCGTCTTCACTCTAGCGGCGGTGCCTGCACTGCCGCACCTGAGTCAGCTTTTCCTGAATGGGGTAAAGGCGAGGTTCACCCTCGACTACACCATCAACGGGGCGATCATTAACTGGCAAAATCGGGTGCAGCTTGGAGTATCAGATGAATTTGAAGTCTTTTACCAATAGGAGCTAGTTGTCAGATACCCAGCCCTAAAGGACTGAGCTTGTAGACTGCCCGACTCTAGCGAGCGGGTATAAACCAAGCTAATCTGACCCGCCTAAGCCTTCACTGGCTACGTTTTTTGAGTCATGACACCCTGGAATGCCGCAAGGCTGCTAGTTCCCTGCTCTGTCGTTAATTGTTAAACAGTCTTAAGGTCACTGAGACAGTGCAATTAGCCTAACAAGCTCTTAAAACCTTGGCAAAGCAAACATAACCCCGAAAGGGAGTTGGTTTTTCAGGTTTCCAATCAAAAACCTGAACCAAGATTGAAGGCGAATAAATTCGCCGTGCCGTTTCCCTCTCAGCTCTAAAGAGGCTGAGTTTCCCACATACCGAGTGTTTTCTATGATTCCAGCCAAGCAGATCATCAAGCCACAGAGCGCATCCGTTCGAGTGAACGGCTTTTCCGCTAGTGGCACCAGCGGAGTTCTTACTACGGCGATTGGGACAGCCCTATCTACCGCTGGTGAAGGCGGGGTGTCGGTTCCAGTGCAATCGCTAGGGGGTTCCAATACGATCGGTGTAATCGTAACCGGAGCCAATAACCGCACCGAGATTTACGGCGGCGCAAGCAAGCTCAAACTGACTGATGCAAGTGGGAACGAGGTTTTTGGCAGAATTACCGAAGCGGGCGGCGTTTATACCCTGACCTACTTTTCTCTGGTAGCTGGTGTCGAGACTGCCCACTCCATGCCAGCAGCGGCGATCGATATTGAGTTTAGCTACCGATTCGATTTCGCAAGGTTCCCAGCGGATGCCGCGATCGCCGTCAGTGCGCGTAACATTTCCAACGATCCTGCCGGGGCAGGGGGTGCAACATCACGGAACGAACGGCTGACGGTTACGGCGCTAAACACCGTGAGCAACCTTGGCTTTACCCCATTGAATGCAGCTACCCTTGCGTTATTCGTAAATGGGCAGCAGTTTGACACGTTTGGTGGTGGCGCTGCCGCATTCTCCCTCTCTGGCGTCGCTATCACTTGGTCTGCGGCAAATGCCGGGTTTTCATTAGAGGTTGCTGATCGCGTCACTGCCCGCTACTTCTCTTGAGCCGTTAACCCATGAGATTCAAACAAATTTCAGACTGGGCAATAACCGCGCTAGGCAAGGCTTTGGCGGAATCCGCTACGGCAGCGGAAGCGCGGCAGCAGATCAACGTAGCTTCAGCTACGCCCTTATACTTTGCCTTCACGACCACGACAAACTACACGCTCCCTGCTGGTTGGCTCTCAATCCTCAAGTTGGGTATGCATGGCGGCGGTGCCAGCGGGTCTGGCGGCGGCAAGAGACCGATCGGGTCTCTTGCCAGTGGGGGAGGAGCTGCCAGTGGCGCTGGCTCTCTAGAAACGGGAGGACTGACTCGCGCATATCTAGAGGCTCTGTACCTAGCGGAATTCCCCGCTGCTACGCTTACTCAGCTTCGGGTAACGATTGGGGGAGGTGCGGCGGGAGGTGCGGGCGCGACGGTAAACAGTACCATTGGGTCTAGTGGATTTCCGGGCGGGAATACTAGCCTGGAAATCGGCGACGGCACAAATTGGTTGATACTTTTTACAGTTGGAGGGGGAAACAGCGGAAATGGAAGCAGTGGCGGAATTGGAATTACAACGACGTTTTTCCCGTCTCCCACAGGGGGGAATGGCGGCGCGGGTAGCGGAGCCGCCATTCCTGGAGGTCATTCGGGGTATGGTGGCGGCGCGGGTGGCGGCGCGGGTGGAAAAGACTCTGCGAATGCGCCAAGAGCCGGAGCCACAGGGGGACCTGGCGGGAGGGTCGCGAGGCTAGCGAATGCTGAGACGACTGCGGGGGGTAACGCAGGAGGGAATCCAGGAACAAACGGGTTAGATGGCCTTAGTGTAGGCGGCGGCAATGGCGGCGGTGGTGGTGGCGGTAATGGCATTGATGGCGGCAGTGGCGGGGCAGGCGGCAATGGAGGATTCCCAGGCGGCGGCGGCGGCGGCGGCGGCGCTGGCACAGGAGAGGGTAATGGTGGTAGTGGTGGTAGTGGCGCGAGTGGTGTTGTGTACTTATGGGTAGGGGTGGCTTAAATATGCGAGTAGCGTTGATTGAAAATGGGCTAGTAATTAATGTAATCCTAGTTGGGGCTTCCTACCATCCTGACGCCGGGGTAGAGGCGATCGCACTCCCTGACGATGCCCAGGTAGGCATTGGTTCGGCGTATGCAAATGGGCAATTCACCGCACCGCAGGCTCCTAGTCCCGAGCCAAATTGGGGAGATTTTCGCAGGAATTTAGCGCTGCTTCCGAGCTATATGGCCGTGGCAACGCAGATGGAGGCGCGAATGCCTGTTCCCTTTCAGTTCATGACGACGGCGGCGGCATATAACCCGCCAGACCTGTCAACAGTAATCAAGATCTGGGCGGCAATTCTGGAAACAGGAATTGAGGTGCCGCAGGAGTCGATTGCTGAATGGAACGCGATCGCCAGTGCGGCAAACGTCACCATTAGATATGCTTTGGACGGAACATTAGGAGAAATTGAACCTTGAAACTACCTAGACGGAGTTGAGAGCCTCCATCTTTCAAGTGGAGGGTGAAAACCAGAGAGAGGCTTTAGCCTCACATATTGGAGGCGATCGGGTTTAGCTAGAGCAGGACTAAATAGCCAAAAACGCAGAAATTGCTATAGAGGGCTTTGGGTTTGTTGCGGCTTAGGCGACTTCTGGACATCTCTCATTAATAGAGGCCGCGCTACAGGCTCGACCCCATATCTGAAGCTAGGGGCTTGCGCCCCGCTTTCTGGTCAGATCCTGCGATCGCCTTCTTCAGTGAGGGCGATCGCCTTTTGTGCCAACCGTGAGGCTTAAACCGGAGAAACCGCACCCTAGGTCAACGGGGATATCCACTCACAGGAATCGACATGGACGAAGCTCAGATCCGCACACTGTTTGCTACCCTAATCGGGGAATTCAGTACCACGCTCAAAACCGAACTGCTTGGCGAGGTAGACCGCAAAAACCAGGGTTTAGCGGCCAGTATCACTAAAGAGGTGAAGAAACTGGCTCCTGAAAAAGCCCCCGAGGCAACCGACCCAGGCGCTTCAGCGGCCTCTGGCGAGAAATTGACTGAGGGTGAAGGCAAGCTAACCCTAAAAGCCCTTCAGCAGCAGATCGAGAGCCTCAAGAAAGAGCGAGACGCAGAAGCGGCACTAGCACAAACCGCCCGCAAGTCATCTGCCCTCACCGAGGCGATCGCCAAGGCTGGAACCCTGAATCAAGGGGCGCTTCGCAAGCTACTAAACCTGGAATACGGGGAAGTGCTGAGCGAGGAAAACGGCAGCTGGTTCGTGAAGCAGGGCGAAAGCGTGAAGCCTCTCACTGACGCGATCGCCGGATATCTGGCAACCGATGAAGGCAAGTCGTTCATGCCCCCTAGTGGCACTGCTGGCGCTGGTTCAACTGAGTCGAGATCGGGCACGGCGGCGACGACGACGGCAGGGCTGAAAGCTTCCGAGGCATTGATGCTGGCGTTCTAACCGGCTCTAAGGCGCGATCGCCTCAATTATTCAATTTTCATAATTAAATCAAAATGCCCAACACTTACGCTCCCCTAGAAGCTCTTCGACTTCTGATTGAAGAAGAGATTGAACAGGTTCCTTTTCGCCCGTATGTCCTACTGAGCAAAATCAAGAAAGAAGACGAGTATCAATCTGCAATCAAGTGGAATGTGGATGTAGGGGGGGCGGTGGCTCAAGGGCGTGCAACGACCTCTGACGCCAGTACAACCAATACCGACACCATGAAGGGTGCGAGTTTGCCAATTGGCGATCGCGTCTTAGGGCATTCTTTCAGCATCTTGCGCAACGATATTGTGCAGGCTAAACGCACAGGGCAAGGAGCAATCCGAAATCTCTTTGCAGAACACATCCAAACCGCGTTTGATGTGATTCTGCCTGAGGCGAACAGGGTTCTCTATCAAGGGACGGGGAACGCCGCATCGCACGGTGTGTTTGGCCTAGAGAGCGTAACAGCTATCGCTAACTATGCAGGTATCGATACGGTGACATATCCTGAGTGGTCGTCTATTGTCACAGCAAACGGAGGGGTTCCGCGATCGCTGACAGCAGATCATTTCAGCCAGATGCAGATCGATTTAGAACGGCGCGGCGTAATGTACGACAGTATTTGTACCACTCCCGAAATTCGGGAAAAGTACAAGAAATTGTTTGCCAGCGATCGCAGCCTTACGGTGAACCAGGTTAACGGCGCGGCGGATATTGACTTTTCAGAGGTATCGTACGGCGGCAAGCCAATTTACACAGACACGCAGTGCCCCAACGGAGTACTGTACTTTGTCGATACTCGCTCAATGGTGCTCAAGACTTTCTCTCTGGCCGAAGGCACTAACTTGATGGACAACGAGGGCAGAATGATTGGCACTCAAACTGCCGCCCAAAAAACCAAGGGACTGAACTTCCTTGCTGCCGAACTACCATCTAGCAATCCTCATGCGGTCAAATTTGAAATTTCCTTGCAGATGCAATTACGCATCCGGCAACCCAAGCGCATTGGGGTGCTGAGAGACATTCAGCAGTAAGCCCCCTGCGAAAACTAATCCCTTAAGCTCCTCTAGCCACTAAAACACCTAATCAAATGCCTCTAACAATTCAAGGCAGCGGCGCTGGCCGCTCAATCACCGGAACACTGGAGGTTACACCTCCAGTGTTCACAATTGCTGATACATTAGGCGCACCCATCGTTGCTACTGCAAACCGAATTGCAACCAGTGCCGACTTTGCTAATGGCGCGCCGGCGATCGCCGCTCAGCCCGACACGCCCCGAAATTTGACAGCTACGCTGACTGACGCCAATGCCTCGGTGACAGCCGGAACGCTGACGATTACCGGACTAGACCCCCAAGGCAATGCCGTAACCGAATCAGTTGGTTTCGCAGCCCTGCGCACTGGATGGATTGGAACCAAGATTTTTGCCTCCGTGACCGCGCTGGCGATCGCCGGAGTGGTCGGAGCAACAGCCGGAACCGATGTAGTCGTGATGGGCGTAGGCTCGGTAATTGGCCTTGCCAACCCAATTCTGGGCAGCCAAGCAGTCAAACATGTCTACTTAGGTGGTACTCGCATTGCCGCGCCCACTATCGCGGTGGGCGCTCAGTCCAGCGGGGTAGACGTGAGCGCATCTACTTACAACGGCACCAAGGGTCTATTCGTTCTTTACAGCCCGTTCCAGTAGCCCTTAGCCTCCCCCTAACTCTCATGGCCAAACCAACCGAGGCTCAATCTTTTGAGAAGCAAATCTTTGTACTAGTGCTGGCCGAATTAGCAGGGCGCGGGGTTCCCGCTGACGAGGCCGTTGAAATTGCCAAGATCTACGCCCAGAGCGGTGCCGCCGCTTACGCCTAATGCCTGTTTTTACCGAAAGCCAAAAGCTTGAAATCAAAATAGCCCTAGGGTGGACGGCAAACGCCCAATTAGTAGATCAAAAGCTTGCAGAGCAGTGGCCACAGCCTGTCATCAACCGAGCGATCGCCTTGCTGAACGAACTGACTGGTGAGCTTGGCATTGATGCCAAGCTCATAGCTACTCGCTCTGATTCGATGGCAACCTCGGTAGGGCAATTGCAGCTCTCCTATGCTCAGCACGTCGCGCACCTTAGATCTGATGGATCTCGGATGTTGACGGAGCTGGCTCATCTGCTGTCGATGTCGGTGCAATACAACCGCTACAGCACTAGGCGATCGCCCTCCACTCGCAGCTACTGGTAAGGCGACTTTACACCATGCTTTACACCAAAGCCGCTGCCTTACGCCTTCTGTCGGGGCTGGCAACGGTGGTTCATGCTGTGCGGCAATTAAAAAACTGCATTCAGGTGACCTACCAGACTAGGCGGGGCAAGTGCTCTACCTTTTTGAGCCGCAAGGCTTTTAAGCAAGCTTTTGTGGACGCAAGAAAGGCATCTGGGCGATCGCTACCCTCAAGCCAAATCAACGCCACTCATTATCAGGTGGGTGAGCACACGGTGGTTTTGAGCCGCGATCGCCTCGACTGCGACTGCCATGATTACATGCGGCAGCGGCAGGTCTTTGGGCGTGGGTGCTGCAAGCATGGCTATCACGTTCTGCAAGCATGGCTGAGCCAGGGCAGTTTAGCGGAGTATCTCCAGTGCCGTCGAAATATCGCCTAATCGGCCCCGTTTGGGCATCCAATATCGGGGCGGCTATCCTCAAAGCGGCAACTCAAGAAACCCTTGAGTATGGCAGAAACGTGATTGCTGGATTTACGCCAGTCAAAAGCGGGCAGCTGCGCGATGGCTGGAAAGCAAGCAAAGAAGCCATTTACAACGATGTGCCCTACACCCGATGGGTAGACGAAGGCACTTCACGCATGACGGCGCGAGCGATGACGGCTCGCAGCATCCCACTAATTGAGATTCATTATGAAGAGGCGATCGCCAGACAAGTGCGGAGGCTTAAGTA